AGGTGACAGGCACGGGCATTGGGACTAATGCTTTGGTCAGAAGTATTGCCAGCACAACCATTACCTTGACAGTTGCTAACAGCGGTACGGTATCTGGCTCGGTGGTGTTCCAAGGCGACTATCTGTACCTGCTAAACAAAGACGTTAACTTCATCCGTGAAGCATATCCTCTGTCTGCGTTTGCGTCTGAGCCTAAACATTACGCCATCTTTGGCCCCCGCTCGGACGATGTTAACGAGTTGACGTTCATTGTGGGTCCTACGCCCGCCGCAGCTTACAACGCAGAGCTTCATTACAACTACTACCCCGAGTCTATTGTCACTGCCGGTACTACTTGGCTGGGCGATAACTTTGATTCTGTCTTGTTGTATGGCACTATCTGCGAAGCTTACACCTACATGAAGGGTGAGGCGGATATGGTTGCGCTTGCTCAAAGTCGTTACGTACAGGCTATTGCTCTGTATAAAAACTTGGCGGATGGCAAACAACGCGCTGATGCTTATCGTGATGGTCAGGTTAGAACGGCGGTTGCATGAGTAACATTCTCCAGACCCAGACCACTAGTTTTAAAACGCAGTTGTACACGGGTGTTCACAACTTGCTTACAGACACGCTTAAGATTGCACTGTACACGGCTAACGCTGATTTAAACGAAGCAACCACCGTTTACACAACAAGTGGTGAAGTTACAGGTACAGGTTATGTGGCTGGTGGGGTGGCTCTTACAGGCGTAACAATCAACTCTTCTGGGTTTACAGCGTATGTAGACTTTGCTGATGTGGTGTTTAGCGCCTCAGTAACTGCTCGTTGCGCTCTGATTTACAACGTCACGCAAGGCAACAAATCCATTGCAGTTTTAGATTTTGGGTCTGACAAGACTTCTACCAATTTCACCATCACAATGCCTGCTAATACAGCTTCAGCAGCGTTGATTCGTTCTTCTAATTAAGGAGTCAATATGACCACGGAAAAACTCAAAGTAACCGACCACATTTCTAGCGGTCTTATTGCCGGTACTCAGTCAGGCGAACAAGCCAGCGCTACAGGCGTTTACCACATTGAATGCCACGATAAAGACGGTAAGCTCAAGTGGTCTGCTGATTCTAAGAACTTGGTAGTTAACGCTGGTTTGGCTTACATGGCTGGTACTGCTTTAACTTCAGTGACCCAGATTACCACTTGGTACATCGGCCTGTATGGTGCTGGTGCTTCTAATACACCTGCGGCTGGTGACACAATGGCTTCCCACGCTGGCTGGACTGAAGTTGTGCCTTACAGCAATGCAACCCGTGTGGCGGCTACGTTTGTAACAGCTACGACTGCTAACCCGTCTGTAGTAACCAATGCGGCCTCTCCTGCTACGTTTAACATCAACGCGACTTCCACTGTTGGCGGTGCGTTCTTGACCAGCGGTAGTGCTAAGAGTGGTACGACAGGCACATTGTTTTCAGCGGCTGACTTTAGTTCGCCCGGTGATCGCTCGGTGGTATCTGGCGACATTATCTCTGTTACCTACACGTTCAGCCTCGCCGCTTGAGGTCTAAATGGCTGAAGGCGGCTGGGGTTCTGGCACATGGGGTCAGGCTGGCTGGGGTGATTCAGTCTATGACCGGAGTGTTGCTGAAACTGCGACAGGGACAGATGCCACTTCTTCAGTTGTTAGTGTGCAAGCGGCGGTCAGTGAGACTGCCACGGGATCGGATGCTATTAGCGCATTGGCTACGTTCGGTGCGGCGGTCAGTGAGACAGGGACAGGGACGGACTCGGTTAGTGCGTTAGCAACGTTTGGATCTGCGGTCAGTGAGTCAGCGACAGGTAGTGATGCGATAAGCGCCATTCCGACATACGGGGTGTCAGTCAGTGAGACTGCTACTGGATCTGATTCAGCGGCGGCATTTGCAAACTTCTTGGGTCAGATACTTGAGACAGCAACAATCACAGATGAGACAAGTTCAGCGTTTACATTCTTGGCGTTTATTGTTGAGACAGCAACTGGATCGGACAGCGTAGTTGCAAATACGGCAGTGAATGCCTCGGTTAGTGAGAGTGCAACGGGGTCTGATTCTGTAGCGGCTGGGGTTACATTTAAGGGTGTGATTTCAGAGGCGGCAACGATTAGTGATGTGGATGCGGCGGTAGCAACATTCATGGCTTCTGTTGTAGAGTTGGCAACAATATCGGATTTGTTACTTGGACGGCCTTTGTGGGAAATTATTGATGACACGCAGACCGCAAACTGGCAAAATATCAACAACGTTCAGTCTCCGGGCTGGACACAGGTTAGTGACACCCAGAATCCGGGGTGGACACAGATCGACACGAATTAGGAGTTTTAAATGACTACAGGCGCAACGGGACAATTAGGTTTAGCTCTACCAGTACAGGGTGAACTCTCCGGTACGTGGGGCGATACCGTTAACAATGGCATTACGCAGTACACGAACATTGCCATTGCTGGCACTTTGACCCTAACAGGTGACGGCGCAGTAACTCTGGCTAACACCACTGGCGATGCTTCAGCTTCTAACATCACATCTACTTTAGCTGGCGCAGGTACAGTTACCGCCCAGTTTGCGATTGTTAAAGTCACAGGCACATTAACAGTCGCCAAGGTCGTCACAGGCCCAAGCTACAGCAAGACATACACAGTGGTGAACTCTGCCACGGGCGGGATTGTTACGTTTAAAGCATCAGGCCAGACTGGTGTTTCTATTGCCGTAGGCGAGTCAGCCTTTGTTTACTTCAACGGCACAGACTATGTAAAGATTGTCGGCACAGCCACGGCTGGCGCGGCTGGTGGTTCTAACACTCAGGTTCAGTTCAACAGTTCCGGCATCTTGGCTGGTTCTGCCAACATGACATTCAACGGCACAACACTAACGGCGGCTGGGTTTTCTGGCCCATTGAACGGTACTGTTGGTGCTACAACCCCTGCGGCTGGAACATTTACTCAGTTAGACATCACTGCTCAAGGCACACTGCGCTTGGAAGACACGACTGGTGGTGAGTATGTCGGCCTTCGTTCGCCTTCAGCACTCGGCGCAAGCTACACACTGACATTCCCCGCAGATGACGGCACAAGCGGTCAGGCTCTGATTACGGACGGCTCTGGTGGCCTGTCTTGGTCTACAGCGGCTTCTGGTGATGTGTACGGCCCTGCCTCTGCTACGAACAATGGCATTGCTCTCTTTGATAGCACGACAGGTAAGCTCCTGAAGGACTCTGCGTCTACAAACGGACTAATCTATGGTTTAACCGTGGGTCGTGGTGCGGGTGGTGTGTCATCTAATAATGCGGTTGGTGCTAGTGCTTTGGCGGCTAATACTACAGGTTCTGAAAATACTGCTACTGGTTATTTTGCTTTAGCAGTCAATACAACTGGCTCGTATAACTCTGCTTCTGGTTTTGCGGCTTTGTTTTTAAATACCACTGGTGGCTATAACACTGCCGTAGGTAATACCGCACTTCGCTCAAACACCACAGCATCCTACAACACTGCTGTGGGTTTTCAATCGCTTTACACAAATACTGCCGCAAACAACACTGCTATTGGTTATCAATCGGGTTACTTAAATAACAATGGTTCTGAGAATACAATGCTTGGCTATCAAGCGGGCTATTCTAATGTTGGTAATAGCGCTGTTACGGCGGTTGGTGGACTAGCTTTATACAATTCAACTCAAGACTACGGAACTGCGCTTGGCTACCGCGCTGGTTATACCAATACTACGGGAAAGATTACTGCGATTGGAAGCTATGCTTTATACGCCAATACCACGGGTAATTACAACGTAGCAGTGGGTGGTAATGACGGTATTGTTGGTGCGTCTATGCAAGCCAACACCACTGGCTCATCTAATACCGCCGTTGGTTACAGCGCACTTTTATCCAACACCACAGCATCAGCCAACACTGCTGTCGGTTATCAGGCCGCTTATAGCAATACAACAGGCACAGACAATGTAGCGATTGGAGTTGTTGCTCTTTACACCAATACAACTGGTTTTAGCAATACTGCAATTGGTCGTTATGCGGTAGAAAAAAACACTACTGGTTATTTCAATGTAGGAATTGGTCATGCGGCATTAAACGCAGTTACAACAGCCAACAGTAATGTGGCAGTTGGCGCTTATGCTATGGTAGCTAATACAACAGGAGCCACAAATACTGCACTTGGCACATCCGCACTCCAAGCCAACACCACAGCAAATCAAAACACTGCTGTTGGCTACCAAGCCGCTTACAGCAACACAACTGGCGATGTAACCGCTTTTGGATATAACGCCGCAAGGTCATCAACTACTGCTGTATACAATACCGCTTTTGGCAATCAGGCGCTTTATAGCAGTACAACAGGCGGGAATACTGCTTTTGGTTCAGTTGTTTTATATGCCAACACAACAGGCGCAGAAAATGTAGGTATAGGTGGAAGCGCTCTTACAAGCCCTGCTTTGCGTTTAAACACCACTGGCTCTTACAACATAGCCGTAGGTGCGGGTTCTTTATCCAACAACACTGTAGCAAATAACAACACAGCAGTAGGTTATGAGGCGGCTTTTAGTAATTTGGTTGGCATTGATCTTGTAGCTATTGGTCAAGGTGCTTTACGTTCAAACACCACTGGAAACCGTTCTACAGCAGTTGGTAAACGTGCTTTATATGCCGCCACTACTGGTGGGTATAACGATGCCTTTGGTGCATTTGCGCTAGAGGCTACTACAACTGGAACAGGTAATTCTGGATTTGGTTATGGGTGTTTAAACTACAACACTACAGGCGGCTCAAATGTTGCGGTTGGTTATCAGTCCCTTGCACAAAATACTACAGCATCAGACAACACTGCTGTAGGTGTTCAGGCAGGTTTTGCTAATTCAACTGGTGCTTTAAACACCGCAATAGGCCGTAACGCCCTTGCAAACAACACTACTGGAAATGGCTCCACTGCTGTTGGTGCTTATTCACTTCCTTCAAGTACAGGTTCCGACAACAATGCTTTTGGTCAAGGTTCTTTATACAGTAACACCACAGGTACTAGAAACGTTGGAATTGGTAGTGGTGTCTATGGTGTCACTCAAGGCGCATTGGGCGCAAATACAACAGGATCGTATAACACCGCAGTAGGCGTGGGAGCTTTAGTAAGCAACACCACCGCCTCTAACAACACTGTTGTCGGTTATCAGGCGGGTTACTACATTACAACTGGGGAAAGTAACTCTTATTTTGGCGTTGGAGCAGGTTTAGGAAGTGGCACAACTTCAGGTTCAAGCAACACAGCAATGGGTGTGTCAGCATTAGGCTTAGTATCAACTGGTAACTACAACGTAGCAATTGGCACTGCTGTCCCCGGTTCTTACTATGCCACTTTATTTAACAACTCAAGTGGTTCTAATAACGTAGCCGTTGGAAACGCCGCATTGGGGAGTAACACCTCGGCATCTGGAAATACTGCTGTAGGTCATCTGGCGGGGTATACAAACACCACTGGAACTTCGCTTACAGTTTTAGGATATAGGGCTGGATTTTCATCAGGGGCGGCGGCAAACACTTTTGTTGGTTCAAATTCTGGTCAAGCAGTTAACTCTGGATCATCAAATGCTTTTCTAGGAGAGTATTCTGGATTTAGCGCAACAACAGGATCGTTTAACACTTTTATCGGTGCTGAAGCTGGGTATCTTGTTACAACAGGCAGTAAGAACGTTATCCTTGGTCACTTTAACGGCAACCAAGGTGGCCTAAACATTCTCACGGCAAATAACTACGTAGTTATTTCTGACGGGGATGGAACTCCAGTTGTTTCATCATTTAGCGGAGGTACAGTTGCGCTTCAAGGCGCAGTCCCATATACAGGCACAGGCATCACATTCCCCGCAACTCAAAACGCATCATCAAACGCTAATACTTTGGATGACTATGAGGAGGGGACTTGGACACCTGCAATGACTGGGGCAACATTTACAACTACATCTTCTGGAACTTATGTAAAGGTTGGACAGGTTGTAACTGTGTGGGCGTATATTAGTGCGACTTATTCTTCGCCAACTGGTGCGTTTTATGTTAATAACTTGCCTTTTACTGTTTACAACGATGCAGACATTCGAGGGGGCGCGGCTATCGTGATGTGCCAGTCCGGTGTAACTTTTGGAAACTATGTAACGATAGAAGCAATCCATAACACTAACGCGGGTTATTTTGAAAGTAATACATCTGGCGGAAATAGGACTGACATGAATAGTTCAAATTTTGCTTCTGGTGGATTTATTATTCGTTTCACTATTACCTATCGCACCACAGCCTAACAACAAAGTTAATTAACCTAAACACAAACAAAAGGAAACAATCATGTCTACATTCACAGAAGTCGTTTACATTTCTCAATTTGACATCCAGCAAAACGGGTGCATTGGAATCCGCAAAACTACCGATGTCCTGAAGGATGGTGTTGTCATCTCCAGCACTTACTGGCGCACAACTCTTGTGCCTAACGATCCAACGGCATCAACAGTACTAGATGAGGCGTACTACGCCAACATTGCTACATACGCTTGGAGCCAACCATCTCCACAGCCTTACGTACCACCAACACCACCCACACCTTAATAGGAGTTTAAACATGACCACTTTTACCACCACCATCACCTCAATGTACACGCTCAACACTCCCGATCCGGGGTATGTCGTTAACGCCCTTTGGCAGGTCACTGGCGTAGATGGCACTTACACTGCCTCTATCGGCGGCAACACGCAGTTTAGTTCTGCTGACCAAGTAGGTGCATTCATCCCCTACGCCAGCCTGACAGAAGCAATCGTTATTGGTTGGATTCCTGAGTCAGCCATTACAAGCGCACAGCAGTGTGTGCAGGGACAACTGGAATCTTTAGCGAACCCTCCTGTTTCCCCAGCTAACACAGCCCTACCGTGGACTACAGCGTAAACAATCATCATTACGCTCGTTATATCAAACTGATAGAGTGGGCCAAGTTTAATCCACCATCTGGCATGGTGGAGAAGCATCATATTGTCCCGCGCTCAATGGGTGGTAGCAATAAGAAAGAGAACTTGGTTGCTTTGTCGCCTAGGGTGCATTTTATTGCTCACTGGTTGCTATGGAAAGCATACAAAAACGGCAAAATGGCAAATGCTTTTTGGACGATGAAGTTGTGCAATGGCATGAGATTAAATTCAAAATCTTATGAGCAAGCAAGGGCGGTAGCCATTGAATACATGGCATCAACCAAACGAGGTAAAAAAGCTTCTGAAGCCACAAAGTTAAAAATGTCTCTGGCATCTAAAGGTAAACCAAGGCCGCTTGAAGTTGTAGAGAAAATAAGACAAAGCCATGTTGGGCAGAAACGTTCCGATGAAGCTAAAGCCAATATGTCCAAAGCTCATGTTGGAAAAAAACTGTCAGATGAAACCAAGGCCAAGATGTCTGCGGCTAAAAAAGGTAAGCCACCCAATAACATGGGTAAGGTCTACACAATGAAAGAGCCAATGCCATTGGAGCTACGTTTAAAGCTGGGTGAACAAAGGCGTGGTCGCATCATGTCTGAGGAATCCAGTCGGAAGAAAAGTCTGGCTACAAAAGGCAGGCCGCTTTCTGAAACAAACCGAGCAAACATTAAGTTGGCATGGCAAAATCCAGAACTACGGGCGCAGATGTCCCAAAAGATTAAAGAAGTTCAAGCCGCTAAACGGTTGCAAAAAATAGCATAACGAGAAGCCACCACTCGTTCTTGGTGGCACATTAAAGGAAACACGATATGGCAAACCAACAATCCCAAATCGTAACTATAGACGGCGTTGAGTTCAAAGTTGAAGACATGACGGAGCAACAGACCATGTTGTTAAATCACGTTGCAGACATTGAGCGCAAGATTGGTTCTACCAAGTTCCAGCTTGACCAACTCAGCGTAGGAAGGGACTCCTTCTTCACAATGTTAAAGACAGCGTTAGAAGCCAAGCCTGAAGAGGCCGTGACTGACGTAACCGTTAACTGATTATGTGGGACTGGGCGGAGGCAATAATTGCAGCCGCCTGTATATGCGCCTTCATAATCGCTGGAACCTACTTTATTGTATGGGCAGGGACATGATGAATGCGCTGGATCGTATTGTTATTGCTGTTAGGGCTGGTTGGAGCCGTAGCCAAGAGCGGATGCCATGTGCGCGAGTTCTATGGGATAGGCTACACCATCCACAACCCGTCCGAGCGCCATCAGCAAATGATTCAGTGGCTCAAAAACAATGCGCAATACTGCAAGTCCAGCGACTATGTGGTTATCTGGAACAACCTGTCCGAGTGGGCGGGTACAGCCGACTCAGCAGAAACTAGAAGTTTAATTATTCATGGATACAAGGACGCACTTGAACGGGAAAAGAAATGATTCCGCCCTTGTACAAGTGGTATCCAATGGTTCAGCCGGGAGGAGAACCCAACAGAACAGATGCGCTTGAACGAAGGGCTGAGAAGCTGACTGAGGACTACAAGCAGGCGCTAAAGATGAAGAAGGTAGATGACAAAATTGATGCTCTTGAGTTTGAGTTGTACGTGAAAAAAGCCGAACGCAATCAACTGAGCCTTGAGATTTTTACTAACCGCAAGCTGGACATTTATGTATGAACGATAACCCAGACGTAGTAGGTAAATTGACGTACTCTGTAACCCTAATGGTAGCCGCTACCCTTTGCCTGTCCGTGCTTGGGATGGTGGTTGCGTTCCTGCTCGGCCTGTGGGCCAAGGAAGTAGACAATGCAGAAATCTTCAGTATGCTCCACCCAGCGTTTCAGACAATCATCGGCGGCTTCATTGGCCTCTTAGCGGGGGTAAAGCTCTCGCACGGCGACAGCCATCACAAATGTAAACACTGCGGAGAATAACTATGCTTGAACTACTTGGCGGCGGTATTTTGGGTTCTGTGCTTGGTGGAGTGTTTCGCCTTGCCCCCGAAGTTTTAAAGTATTTTGATAAAAAGAATGAACGTCAACATGAGCTTAGTATGTTTGCTCGGCAGTGCGAGTTGGAAACGCTCCGTGGGCAACAGAAGCTGGCTGAAATAGGAGCGCAACGTGAGGCCGCTGTAGATGTGGGCGTGATGGATGCGTTCAATGCGGCAATCAACCAACAAGCTGAAATGGTCAAAGCGGCTGGGGGCTGGGCGGCTAGTCTGTCTGCATCTGTTCGTCCTGTAATGACTTACTATTTGTTGGTAATGTACGGAGCCGCCAAGACTGCGGCAATGGTTTTGGCTTACTACCACGGTCAGGCATTGACTGAAGTTCTTTCAAAGTCTTGGGGTACAGATGACATGGCCCTCTTGACAGGAGTCATAAATTATTGGATGATCGACAGGTCTTTAGCTAAACGAGGACTGTGATGGGAAAAGCATTCAATTATGTACGTGGAACTATGGAGGAGCGCTTCTGGTCAAAGGTTGACAAGCGCGATCCAGACGACTGTTGGGAGTGGCAAGCGTCATTAGACACGCGGGGTTACGGTAACTTTGGAGTGCCTAGGAATGACGGCACGGGGCGTTACATCATGCAAAGAGCGCACCGCATGGCTTGGGAGTTTACTAATGGCCCGCTATTGGGGTCTGGCCAACATCTTTGCCACACCTGTGACAACCGAAAGTGCGTAAACCCAGCCCACTTGTTTGTAGGCAACCCTAAAACAAATATGCAAGATTGCGCGGCAAAGGGGCGGTTTAATGATCGCAAGGGTGAAAACAATCCGCGAGCAAAAGTCACAGAAGATGTAGTCAGGGCTGTTCGCGCAGAAACGCTTACTCTTTCTAAATTAATGGCTAAATACAATCTACCCCAAACAACGGTTTCTGACATACGACGCAGAAGCACATGGAAGCACGTATGACTAGAGAAGATATTGTTCGCATGGCAAAAGAAGCGGGCATGGAATCATTTAATATTTGTGTTGAATTAGATGACTTTGCCAAGCTAGTAGCCCAGCATGAGCGTGAGGCGTGTGCAAAGTTGTGTGACGATTTGGATGATGACATTGTTGACGGGTTGGCGGGTTGGCAATATGCCGAAGCCATCCGAGCAAGACCATGAACCTAGAACTAGCCGCTGAACTGTGCCGCCGGTATGAGGGGTATCGGGCCAAGCCCTACCTTTGTCCGGCAGGTGTAGCCACGATTGGCTATGGTTCAACCTACTACGCAGATAAACGCAAGGTGACTTTGGAGGACGCTCCAATGGATGAACCCACGGCACGGGCGCTTTTGATGATTGAACTTGAGCATACCTACCTGCCCGGTGTTCTGCGTAACTGTCCGGGCTTGATTACTGACGTTCGCAAGTGCAATGCTATTGTGGATTTTTGTTATAACTTGGGCACTGGACGCTTGCAGACTTCCACGTTAAAGAGGAAAATCAATGCCAATGATTGGGAAGGGGCAAAAGAACAACTGATGCTCTGGACTAAAGGTGGCGGCAAGGTTTTGCCGGGCTTGTTTAAACGCCGCACGGCTGAGTGCGCTTTGTTGGATTAACCGATGGCACTTAAAAAACTAACCCTGAAAGCTGGTGTAAACAAGGAAAACACCCGCTATACCAATGAAAACGGCTGGTATGTCTCCGACAAGATGCGGTTCCGTCAGGGTACGCCAGAGAAAATTGGCGGCTGGGTTCGTATCTCAAGCAATACATTTCAAGGTGTCTGCCGGTCTTTGTGGAACTGGATCACCCTAGCCTCCCTCAATCTGATTGGTATTGGTACTAATCTTAAGTTCTACATTGCCAATGGTGGTGCGTACTACGACATTACGCCTATTCGCGTAGCTTCAATCATTAACAACAACCCGTTTGCTCTGACAGCTTCTACAACAGTTACAGTAACCGATACAAATCATGGCTGCTACACGGGCGACTTTGTAACCTTTAGCGGAGCCGCAGACATTGGCGGTGGTGGTACAAACGTAACCGCAGCCGTCTTGAATCAGAACTTCCAAGTCACCGTTATTGACGCAAACACTTACACGATTGTTATTTCCGTAACACCAAACGCTACAGCCATTGCAGGCTCACCCGGTGGCGGAGCTACGGTCACTGCGTCTTATGAGATTCATACTGGCCCGGCCTATGCTGTTGCGCTAACCGGCTGGGGTGGTGGCCCTTGGGGTTCTGGTACGTGGGGCTTTGGTACTCCATCAACCAATGCCATCCAGTTGTGGAGTCAGGCTAACTTTGGTGAAGACCTCATCTACGGCCCTCATGGTGGCGGTATCTATTATTGGACGGCCCAGATCGGTGTGTCTAACTCAGCCGTCACTATCACAATTGCATCGCCCGGTGTGTTCACAACGCAGACAACACTGCGTAACGGCACTGCGGTAACTCTAAACACCACAGGTGCTTTGCCGACTGGCTTGGCTGTCAGCACGGTCTATTACGTGGTTGGAGCCAGCGGGACAACGTGTAATCTGTCTTTAACCTTTGGTGGTGCGGCAATCAATACAAGCGGCACTCAGTCTGGAACGCAAAGTTTCTCTCCACGGGGTATAGATATTACCCAACTGGGTGGTGCTTCAGCTTGCCCAACCATACAGAACTTCATTTTTGTATCTGACATCAGCCGATTTGTGTTTGCTTTTGGATGTAATGATTACGGAAGTACAGTCCAAGACCCTATGCTTATCCGCTGGTCAGATCAAGAATCTGTTACTGAGTGGACTCCTGCGGCAACGAATCAGGCCGGTAGTATTCGCCTGTCTCATGGTTCAGAGATTGTGACCGCAGTCCAGACCCGCCAAGAGATTGTGGTTTTCACTGATTCTTCTATTTATTCACTCCAGTACCAAGGCCCCCCAGTGGTTTGGTCAAGCCAGCTTCTGGGAGATAACATATCTATTGCAGGTCAGAATGCGGCAACGGTTGCCTCTGGCGTGATTTACTGGATGGGCGTAGATAAGTTCTACAAATATGATGGTCGCGTTGGAACTTTACGTTGTGATCTGCGTCAGTACATCTACCAAGACATTAACTTAGCCCAGTGGTCACAGGTCTTTTCTGGAACTAACGAAGGCTTTAACGAAGTCTGGTGGTTCTATTGCTCTGCTACCAGCAACTCAGTTGATAAGTACGTTACGTACAACTACGCAGAAGACGTATGGGCGTATGGCACGATGGCACGAACAGCTTGGCTTGACTCTGGCCTGCGAGATTACCCATTAGCCGCGACCTACTCCTATAACCTTGTGAACCATGAGCAGGGTAACGACAACAGGGAAACCGCTACGACACTGCCTATTGAGGCCGTGATTGGCTCTGCTGAGTTTGACATTGATGACGGCGATCATTTTGGCTTTGTCTGGAGGATGCTTCCAGACATTACATTCCGTGGATCAGACGCAACTTCACCGCAAGTTACGATGACGCTAATCCCCATGCAGAACTCAGGTTCAGGCTACAACAACCCAATATCTTTGGGCGGTAATGCAGACGCTACAGTAACCCGAACATCAGAGACTGTGATTGAGCAGTTTACTGGGCAGGTCTACGTCAGGGTGCGAGGCCGTCAGATGATTATGCAGGTGTCTTCTAACCAATTAGGATGCTCATGGCAGTTGGGTTCACCCCGTATTGACATTAAGCAAGACGGTCGCAGGGGTAACTCATGAGTTTGGTTGTTACTTCAGTAGATCCACTCAATCAAGTTGCTTCGCCTAACTTGCCTTTGGCAACCATTGAATACAATGAGCAGTACCAGAATCAACTGAACAACGTGCTTCGCCTGTACTTTAATCGGGTGGACGCTATCCTTGCCCAGATGACTGCATCTGCCGTGATGCCTCCGCTTACAAATTACACAGTGGCAACGTTGCCAAGTGCGGCTACTTCAGGCAAAGGCGCTCGGTCTTTTGTAACGGATGCACTAGCTCCTGTATTTGGATCTACCGTGGTAACTGGTGGGGCAGTGGCTACGCCCGTATACTCTGACGGAACGAATTGGAAGGTTGGATAATGGCAATATCGCAAGATCAAGTTAATGCGTGGTTTGATGCCAACCCTAATGCTACACCTGAAGATGTAGCTAAAGTTGTTCAAAGTATTGGTGGTTTAGATACAAATCAAGGTTTGGCAGGAATGATTGCCAATCGGTACTCTATTGCCGAGCCAGAAGTTACAAATTATTACAACGCATATGTAGCGCCAACTGGCATTGCAACTATTCCTACTGTTGCTCCTACAGCTACAACAATAACTCCTACGCTTACACCAACTGCTACAACTAAAACACCTACAGCAATACCAGAAGATTTAACACCTACTGTTCAACCAACAACAGAACCAACATTTACAACAATAACACCAACTGTTACGCCAACTGCCACAACAACTACACCTACTTCTACGCCAACCGCCACAACAGCGGTAACTACTCAAGCATCAAATTGGCCAACAATTATCCCTTCAACTACTGGTACAGATGGTGATGTATTAACCAGTACAACAGTTACAGATGGAACGCCTTTCTATTTACATGATGCTAGTGAAGGTGTTTACTATCAAAACCCAAATACTGTAGAGTCATACGCACCCATAACTGGCAACGATGGCAAAAAATACTATGCAGTTTATGCCCCAGTGTTTAGCTCTGGATTAGAGTGGAACCAAACACCTGTTACTGGCATATTAAGCGAAGCTCAATACAACGCATTAAGAGGTGCTAAAGGTCTTAGCGGTGCGATTATGTCCAATCCTTTAACTGGGATGGTTCTGAATGCTATGGGGCCATATGGTCAAATTATTAATGGTGTTTATCAAGCAAGCCAAGGGAATACA